TCAGGCCCGGCGTTTACTCTCGGCGCCGACCGGGGCTTCGCGGAGGTCGCGGCGCAGCTGGGCGAGCATGCCCTTCACGGCGACCTTGCGGTCGTTCGGGTCGTCGTAGGCGCCGACCAGGTCGGCGTGCATGCGGGCCGCCTGGCGCCCCAGGTCGCGCGGCGGAAGCCCTACGTTTTCCTCACGATAGACGGCGATGATGCCGTCGACGAGCAGGCCCATCAGGTCCTCGTCGACGGCCACCGCTCGCCCTTCAACCGCCAGCGGAGGCTCAGCCTCTACCGGCGGTGCCGACGCATGCCTGCGCTCCATCGGGACATCACCGCCGGCGAGCCATTCGAGCGAGACGCCGGCGGCTTCAGCCATGCGAGCCATTGCGAAGAATTGCGGTTTCGCCTTCCCGTCGCGCCATTTTCCAATCTGCTCGTCGGTGACGCCGACAATCGTCGAGGTCGCGCGCAGGCCGCCGATCCGTTCAATGGCCGTTGAGAGACGGCTTCCGACTTCCGGGCTGTAACCCGGAACGGCGGCGCTCTTCCCCCTATTCTCTTCCGACTTATCATAAGTGTCTGACATACCACCATTTTCCGCGATACCGACGAAGGACGGCACATCTCGCAAGTCGGAACCGATTTTTCCCGTTGACGCAGCCGTTTAACGTCGGCATTGTCAGAACAGATGTTTTGAATTGACACCGACAAAAACCGGCCCTGCCAGGCCGGCGCGAGATGGAGACGAACCCGATGGCGAAGCGACGTCCGAAGGGCTGGCACAAGGAGGACATCAAGGCGGCGATCCGCAAGCGCGGCACCACCGTGACCGACCTTGCCCTGTCCAACGGCCTGGGCTCCAGCACCTGCCGGGTCGCCCTGAACACCCCGTGCTTCACGGGTGAACAGGTGATCGCCGAGTTCCTCGGCGTTCCGGCGCAAGTGCTGTGGCCCGACCGCTACGAGCCGGACGGCACGCCCCGCCATCCGCGGGTCCGTAACCGTCTGAAGGGTATCCGCAATCAAAACGAATGTGAACGTCAAGAAGCGAGGGCGGCATGAACATCTGCCCTGTCCTTGTCGAACGGCGCCTCCTCGATCTTGTGGCGGACAACGAGCGCAAGGCGCGGGAGCGCATCACAGCGCTCCCGCCCTTCACCGTCGAGCAGATGCGGCTAGTTCTTCGATCCGCCGCCGATGCTGAACGAGTGGCGGAGGATTAGGGTCATGCGCGCAATCTGCTTCGCCGTTTCCGAGCCTTCGCCTTCCGACCGTCGCTCCAGTTCCGCCGCACCGCTCTCCATGCGCGAGACGATGGTCTCAATGGCCGCGTCCGGGAGCGATCCTGCGCGGACCAGTTCCTGCAAGGTATGCACGAGGGCGAAGTGCATGGCCTGGATCGCACCTTCCACTGCCGGTGCTGCATACGCCTGCACCTTCATCTGCAACGCCTTCTCGAATTCGTTCTCGCTCATGGTCAATCCCCTTACTCAAGGTTGTTTGGCGACACCGAGTGTAGGGGATGCGGGCGCGGCCGTCATGGGTTTGCCCATGGCGGCCCGCCCAACCCAAGACCGGGAGCAAGCCTGACATGCGTATCCGGGGGGATGATCGGACGCTCGACCTGCTGAACTGGGAGCCGCCGAAGGTGGTGCACCGCTTCGAGGTCGATCATGTGCGCGCCGCGACCCTGCGGGCGCAGATCTCCAAGGCGGTCGCCGTGGCCCTGAAGGACTGCGGCAAGAACCGCGACGAGGTCGCCCAGGAGATGACCGACTACCTGGGCGAGACCACCGGCAAGAACATGCTGGACGCCTATGCGTCGGAGGCCCGCGAGGACCACGTCATCAACGTGGTGCGCTTCATGGGGCTGGTGCACGCCACCGGCGACATCCGCCTGCTGCAGCTGCTGGCCGAGCCGTTCGGCCTGGCGGTGGTCGAGAAGAAGTACCTGCCCGCCATCGATGAGGCCATGGACGTCGACCGCCGCGAAGCGCTGGCGGCCGAGCTGGACCGCCTGGACCAGCGCATCGCCGTGCGCCGCAAGCACCGCCGGGGGACACCATGAAGGACTGGTTCACGGCGGCCGAGCTGGCCGACCTGCAGCTGCCGGCCATCGCCTCCACCGAGCGCGGCATCCGCGGGCAGGCCACCCGCGGCGGGTGGGAGAGCCGCCAGCGCGCGGCTCGCGGCGGCGGTCGGGAGTATCCCCTTTCGGCGCTGCCCGAGGAGGCCCGCCTGGAGCTCGCCCGCCGGGCGGCGGCCGAGGCCGGCGACTATGAGAAGCCGACCCCGCCGAAGCGCAAGAGCGTCGGCCCGGCGCCGCAGAACGTCAACGTCGCCACGATGCCCGAGAAGCACCTGGCGGAGATGGAGGCCAAGGCGGCCGTGGTGCGCGCCTTCCACGCCTACCGCGACACCTGCGGCCTGGGGCAGGAGAAGGCCCGGCTGGAGTTCTGCGCGCTCTACAGCGAGCGTGTCATCCCGGTGGCGCCGTGGGTCCGCGACCAGGTGCCGCAGGTCAGCAAGAACGCCCTGCGCAAGTGGGAGAAGGCGATGGCCGAGCACGGCCTGGCCGGGCTGGCGCCGCGCTACGGCAACCGCGCCGGCACCGGCATCCTGGACACCGACCAGGAGATGCAGACCTTCGTCCTCGGCCTGCTGGCCGATGCGCCGCACGTGTCATCGGCGCTGGTTTACAAGGGCTTGAAGGCCCGTTTCAGCGACCGTGAGCTGCCGTCCCTGCGGTCGGTGCAGCGCTTCATGGAGCGCTGGAAGGAGCGCAACAAGCAGCTGTTCGAGAAGGTCATGAACCCGGACGCCTGGCGCTCGAAGTACAAGGCCGCCTCGGGCTCGCGGTCGGAGGGCATCATCCGCCTCAACCAGGTGTGGGAGATGGACAGCACACCGGCCGACCTGCTGCTGGCGGACAACCAGCGCCACGCCCTGATCGGCATCATCGACGTGTACTCCCGCCGCCTGCGCCTGCTGGTGTCGCGGACGTCGTCGGCCGCCGCGATCGCCAGCGCCTTCCGCGCCTCCATCATGGCGTGGGGCGTGCCGGAGAGCGTGCGCATCGACAACGGCGCCGACTACATCAGCCGGCACATGCGCCGGGCCTATGACGCCCTGGGCGTCGAGACCGACATCTGCCCGCCGTTCACGCCCGAGAGCAAGCCGCACATCGAGCGCGCCTTCCGCACCTTCAGCCACGACCTGCTGGAGCTGCAGGCCGGCTTCATCGGTCACAACGTTGCCGAGCGCAAGGCGATCGAGGCCCGCAAGTCCTTCGCCCAGCGGCTGATGACGCGGGGCGAGACGGTCGAGATGCGCATGACGCCGGAAGAGCTGCAGAAGTTCTGCGACCAGTGGTGCCAGGACATCTACCAGCACGACCAGCACGGCGGCCTGAACAACAAGACGCCGTTCCAGATGGCGGCGGCCTGGACGGCGCCGATCAAGCGCATCGAGAACGAGCGCGCGCTGGACGTGCTGTTGTCCCCGACAGCCGGCGACGGCTGGCGCGTGGTCACCAAGAAGGGCATCCGCATCGACGGCGCCAGCTTCGACCACCAGTTCCTCGGCGGCATGGAAGGCCAGCGAGTGCAGGTCCTCTTCGACGAGGCGGACTACGGCTTCGTCTATGTCTTCGATGAGGCTGGCGAGTTCGTCTGCAAGGCCATGTGCCCGGAGCGGGTCGGCGTCAGCCGCATCGACGTCGCCGTCGCCCGCAAGGCGCGCCAGAACCAGGTCATCGCCGAGGGCATGAAGCAGCTGCGCAAGGCCAAGAAGGACGCCCGCACCGAGGACGTGGTGGGCGACATCCTGATGGCCCGCGCCGAGGAGGCCGGCAAGCTGGTCACCTTCCCGACCCGCAGCGAGGCGCACACCACGCCGGCCCTGGACCAGGCGGCCCGTGCCGGCCGCGTCCTGCCGGAGCCGCCGCCGGCCCGCACCACCGCCGACCGCGAGCGCCACCTGGCGCTGGTCGAGGAGCTGCGCACGGCGCCGCCGCCGCGTGACGAACGCGCGGAGAAGCGCGCTCGCGTGGAGCGCGCCCTGGAGATCGAACAAAGGCTTGAAGCTGGCGAGGCCGTCGATGCCGACGATCGCCGGTGGTTCGAGGGGTACCGCGATCATCCCGAGTTCCAGACGCAGAAGGAGATGATCGCGGAGTTCGGGCGGATGGTCATCTGACCGCGCCCATGCCGGCCCACTGCCATGGGCTCAACACAGAGGGGTAATACAACATGCCATTGGACCACGAAGTCAACAGCGGAACCATCGCGCCGCTGCGCAACGTGACCCTGTTCAACGAGGTGGTGAAGCGGGTGGTGAACCGCCCGCGCCACCTGCCGGGAATGGCCACCTTCCACGGCTTCTCCGGCTACGGCAAGACGTTTTCGGCAACCTACGCCGCCAACAAGTTCCGGGCCTACTACGTCGAGGTCGGCGAGAGCTGGACCAAGGCCAAGTTCTGCAAGTCGCTGATGATCGAGCTCGGCCTGCAGCCCAAGGGCACCGTCGCCGACATGGTCGACGCCATCATCAATCAGCTGGTGGTGACCGACCGGCCGGTGATCATTGACGAGTTCGACCACGTGGTGCGCCGCCGGTACCACGAGACCATCCGCGAGATCCACGACAAGTCCGGCGCGCCGATGGTGCTGATCGGCGAGGAGATGCTGCCGCAGCAGCTGGCGGCCTCGGAGCGGTTCCACAACCGCATGCTCGACTGGGTGCCGGCGGTGCCGGCCGACGTCACCGACGCCATCGCCCTGGCCGAGCTCTACGCGCCGGAGATCGCCATCGCCGACGACCTGATCGACCACATCGCCCGCCAGGCCGGCGGCCGCGTCCGCCGCATCTGCGTGAACCTGGAGAAGGTGCGGGAGACGGCCCGCTCGGAAGGGTGGGGTTCTGTCGACCTGAAGGCCTGGGGCGACCGCCCGCTGTTCTCCGGCCAGCCGCCGGCGCGTCGGGGGTGAGCATGGGTCGGCATTCGAGCGATACCATGGTCAAGCTGACCATCCGGGTCCCGCGCGGCAACCAGGGCTTCTGGGAGATCATCCGCGAGCTGCGCACCTTCACGATCACGGACATCGACGGCCGGTGCAACACGCACCGCCAGACCATCCGCGACTTCGTCAAGCGCCTGGAGAAAGGCGGGTACGTCCGCGCCGTCGGCAACGTCGAGCACGACGCCATCCAGTACGAGTTGGTGAAGGATCAGCCCGAGGCGCCGCGCCTGCGCCGCGACGGCACCGACGCCCAGGACATGGGGCGCGGTCAGGACCAGATGTGGCGGGCGATCAAGATGCTGGGCGAGTTCACCGCCCGCGACATCGCCATCCACGCCTCGACCGACCAGGTCAAGGTGCGGCTCAACTCGGCGCAGAGCTACCTGAAGCACCTGCACCGCGCCGGCTACCTGATGGTCAGCCGCCCCGCCAAGCCCGGCCATAAGCCGGGCACCGGGGAGATGGCTGCCTACCGCCTGATCCCGAACATGAACACGGGGCCGATGGCGCCGCAGGTCCAGCGCACCGAATGGGTCTTCGACCCGAACCGGCGCCAGGTCATGGGACCCGAGGGGGGAGAGCGATGAACGCCAAGACCGCAACCTTCATGGAGAAGGCCGCCGAGGCATGGGGCGATGCCATGCCGGAGTGGGTAGTTACCCTGGCGACGGCCTGCGACGCGCAGGGCCAGCGCCGGGTGGCCGACATCATCGAGCGCTCTCCGGCGCTGGTGTCCAACGTCATCCGCGGGCGCTACGGCGCCAACGGCTACGCCGGTGACCTGACGGCGGTGGAGCAGGTGGTGCGGGGCGCCCTGATGAACGCGACCCTTAACTGCCCTGTCCTGGGGGAGATCGGCCTCAACCGCTGCCAGGACGAGCGGACGCGCCCCTTCACGGCGACGTCGAGTATGCGGGCACGGCTCTATCGGGCCTGCCGCCAGTGCCCCCACAACCAGAACGCGGGAGGGTGATCATGGTGACCAACCGACTGCGCGCCCTGGCGCAGCAGATCCGCATCCAATCGCAGCAGCACCCGGTGGCGCAGGCCGTCCTAGCCGACCGCCTGGCCGCGGCGGCCGAGGAGGCCCCGGCCCCTGTCGCCGACCGGCTGCGCGAGACCGCCGCCGGCGTCCTCGCCCTGTCGAAGGCGAGGCCGTGGGACCCGATGACACAGGCCGAGCGTGAGCAGCTCGCCGACTTCCTCGACCTGGCCGCCGGCAGTGCCGAGCGGGTGGCGGTTCGCCAGGCCGCCGGAGGTGCGGCATGAGCAAGACCGTGAAGCCCGTCACCGAGTTCAAGATCGGCGATGCCAGCGCCCGCACCATCGCCGTGGTGGGTGCGCCCACTGCCCTGGTGCTGATCGCCCTGGTCGGCGACGACACCTACCACGTGGTCGACCAGCTGCTCGACGGGACGCTGCGTCACCGCCTCGGGCCGATCAGCTCGCAGACCGCGCTCGATGCCGTGCAGCGCGTGATCGCCGGGCGGGAGCGGTCGATCACCGGCGACAGCCTGGCCGCCGTCGCCGGCCTGGTGGGCATCGCCGCCCAGGGAGGTGCGCTGTGAGCCAGCCCATCGCCATCATCGCCGCCCGGACGGCGGAGGCCTTCGGGGTGCCGCTGTCCGAGATGGTCAGTGAGCGGCGGACCCGCGACGTCGTCGTCGCCCGCCACGTGGCCATGACCCTGGCGCGCAAGCTGACCCCGGCCAGCTACCCGCGCATCGCCAGGGCCTTCAAGCGCGGCGACCACTCCACGGCCATGCATGCCGAACGGGCGACCGCGGTGCGCATGGAGCGGGACCCGGAGCTCGCGCGCAAGGTCGACGAGCTGTTCGACCGCCTGAGCTACGAGCTCAACGCCGTCCACGGGAGGCCGCAGTCATGAGCCGTCTGCAGTTCGCCCACATCCCCGGCATGGGGCCGGCCGGCAAGACCTGCCGCGTGTGCCGCCACTGGAACACCGACAGCCACAAGGAGCGCGTCTGCGCCAAGGCCGCCGAGCTCTCGGGCAAGCGGCTGGAGGACCTGACGCCGGTCTCCGGCGGCACGTGCGCCTGCAAGTACTGGGAGGAGCGCAGTGAGACACCCTGAGTACCTCGTTGCCTGCCGGACGGTGACCGCCCCGCGGCCCGTTCGGGGCTACTTCAAACGCCTGTTCAACCGCCTGTTCAAGAGGGTTCAAGCATGACCGAGAGCAACCTGATCACCCTGCCCACCCCAGCCGTCGACGCGCCGGCCGGCTTCGTCATGGACGCCAAGGGCCGCCTGGTGCCCGAGACCAGCATCAAGGCTCACGAGCAGCTGGAGGACCAGATGGTCCGCAAGGTGCTGAGCTACGCCGTCGAGCTGGCCAACCAGATCCGCCGCTTCAAGGGCCACGTCTTCGCCGACGCCAACAGCTACATGAGCCTCGCCGAGGAGGAATACGGCGTCTCCAAGCGCGGCGCCAAGGGCAAGGGCAACGTCACCTTCACCACCTACGACGGCCTCATGAAGTTTCAGATCGCCGTCGCCGACCGCCTGACCTTCGGGCCGGAGCTGCAGATCGCCCGCCAGCTGTTCGAGGAGTGCATCGTCGACTGGGCAGAGGGCGCCCGGCCGGAGTTGCGCGTGCTGGTCGACGGCGCCTTCCAGACCGACAAGGAGGGCAACGTCAGCCGCGACGCCATCTTCCGTCTGCTGCGCATCGACTTCGACGATGCCCGGTGGAAGCGCGGCCAGGACGCCATCCGCGACAGCATCCGCATCATCGGCTCCAAGAGCTACGCCCGCTTCTACGTTCGCGAGAACCAGGAGGCGCAGTGGCGCTCGGTGCCGATCGACCTGGCCGCCGCGTGAGGGGGTCGCCGTGAGCATCGAATGCAGGTCGGACGTCATCTGCCCTGTGTGCGGTCATCCCGATTGGGACACCTTCGAGGCCGAGGCCGGCGAGCATGTCTGCGCCGGCTGCGGCAACCCGTTCTGGCTGACCATCGAGACCGAGCATCTGTTCGTGACCGAGACGATCGAGGACCACCTGGTCGCCATCGGCAGGAAGCAACCGCAGCCCCTGGAGCTGACGCCCTTGGAAGAGGCGATCGCCAGGGCCGAGAGAGGGTTCGCCAATGTTTGAGATCATCCCACCGAAGACCGGGCTCAAGTCCCGGCCCGTCGGCGCCGGCGAAGTGGCCATCAGCGTCCGGCGCGGACCCGCCCACCGGGGTCATGTCCTGACCTTCTCCATGGGCCAGGACCTGGCCATCGCGCTCGACTGGCGCGACGGCACCAAGGTCGTTGTCGCCTGGGGCCGCGACAAGGCGCTCGGCAAGGTCAAGATCGGCCCGGCCGTCGGTGACGGCCCGAACTGGGAGGTGCGCGGCAACAAGGCGCGCGACGTCTTCAAGGTCTACACGGGCGCCCTGCCGGAGACCTTCTCCGGCGAGCTCTACAGCGGCAAGCGCGTGGTGCACGAGGTCATCAAGACGGCCGCCACCGAGCCGGCGCCGTACCTGGTGGTGACCTTGCCCAAGGGCTTCCACGAGGACCTGGTCAGGGCGATGGCCCATGCCTGAGCGCGAGACCGAGGACGGCTTCAATCCGTGGGGCAACGGCCCGGTGCCTGTGATGCCGCGCCAGCCCGAACCGAACGACACCGAGGGGGAATGACATCATGAAGACCATCGACATCAACGTGAGCGGCCCGGTCGGCTGCGGCAAGTCCGCCATCCTGGCCATGATCGAGCGCGAGCTGCGCCGCCAGGGCTTCGCCTTCCGCTACGCCAATCCGGCCGAGGATGTGCCCGAGAAGAACCTGGCCGACGTGGTCGGCGAGCTGGCTGGCCTCGACCGCGGCGCCGTCGCCTTCGTCCTGCGCAGCGACGGCGGGGCGGCGGTGGACGGCTCGACCGCACCGCTCGGCGTCGGCTACACGCCCGGCAAGGGGTGGCGTCGCCTCGGCCTCGGCGACGGGCGCGACATCGGCGCCAACCGCCTGTTCTCCGGCATCGAGCCGCGGACGGTCGATGGTCAGGAGGTGGTGGCCATCCCCGCCTTCCACTACCGCGTCGAGAGCGACGACGCCGGCTTCCGGCTGTGGCTGTCGGCCCAGCCGCGCGACGGCTACACCCGACACCCGGCCTTCATGCTGGACGGCGCGCCCATGGACGAGATCCTGGTCGGCGCCTACGAGGCATCCGGCGGCGACGTCGCCGCATCGCAGCGCGGCGAGAAGCCGATGGTCAACGTCTCTCTGCCCGAGATGCGGAACGCCTGCGCCGCCCGTGGCGAGGGCTGGGGCCTGTGGTCCATCTACGAGCTCGCCGCCATCCAGATGCTGGCCCTGGTCGAGGTCGGCCACCCGGACCTGCAGGACGCCATCGGCCGGGGCAACGTGTCGGGCTCCGGCGCCGTTCCCGGCGGCTCCACCAGCGCCGCCTGGCGCGGGCTGCATGAGCTGTGGGGCAACGTCTTCCACTGGGTCGACGGCCTGCGCGTGTCCGCCGCCGGCGACATCGAGGCCTGGGACCTGGCCGGCCGCCGCGAGTGGGTCAACACCGAGATCCGCTCGCAGCTGGTCGAGGAGGGCGGGTGGCCGACCGCGTTCCACGCCGAGCCGGAGATCGACGCGCTCCTGCTGCCGTGCGCCGTCACCGGCGACCGCGACCAGGCGATGGTCCGCGACTATCACTTCGGTGCCTGGGAGGACGTCGAGAGCTACCCAATCCACGGCGGCAGCTGGGGCAGCGGGTCGTACGCGGGCCTCTTCAGCCTGACCCTGAACAACGCCCCGGCGAACTCGTGCACGAACATCGGTGGCCGCCTCGCGAAGCGTGTCCGGTCCTCGGCCAACTGAGTTCTGCCGGCGGCGCCGGCAGGCGCCGCCCTACCATGGGAGGGTGATCATGAGTGCAGCCAAGAAGAACCCGACCCGGCTGGCCCTGATCAAGAAGGTTCACGTCGCCGCCCGCCAGCTGGCGCTGACCGACGACTGCTACCGCTCCGTCCTGGCGCGGGCCACCGGCGGCAAGGCCTCGACCAAGGCCATGAGCATCATCGAGCTGGAGGCGGTGGTCCGCGAGTTCCGCCGCCTCGGCTGGAAGGACCAGCCGGCGCGCAAGGCCGGCACCCGGCCCCAGGCCGACACCGAGCAGGCCCGCAAGGCGCGGGCGCTGTGGCTGGCTCTGGCCAACATGGGCGTCCTGCGCGATGCCTCGGAGGCGGCGCTGGCCCTGTGGGTGAAGCGCCAGACCGGCGTCGACGCGCTCCAGTGGCTCGGGCCGGAAGAGCTCAACCAGGTGATCGAGGCGCTCAAGTCCTGGGTCGCCCGCGAACGCGCCAAGAGGGAGGCAGGCCGATGAGCAAGTTCCGCCGCAAGCACCAGCGCCGCGGCCGGTACGCCGCCAGCCAGGAGGCGGCGCCGCTGCTGGCCCACATGCCGACGGCGCAGGGTATGCACGACGCTCTGGTCGGTGGCGGCTTCGTCCTGGCCAAGAGCGTCCGCCCCTACCTGCGGACGGACGGCCTCATGTCCATCCGCTTCGTGTGGCGTCTGCGCCACCAGGGCGGCACCACCTCCGTCACCTACACCGAAGTCCTGCGGGTGGGATGATGTCCATGACGCCGATCGTGTCGATGCAGCTGGCCGAGATCGCGGAGGTCGTGGGCGTGCCCGCAGCCCTGCGGCTGGCCGATGCGTTCGGCGGTCAGGAGGGGTGCAACGTGCCGAAGACCCCGCGGCGGGATCACCCGTGGGTCGAGCCGCTGGGGTGGGAGCCCTTCGCGGCGCTGTGCGAGGCCTACGGCGGATGCCGCATCACCATCCCGCGCAACGCCTTCGCCAAGACCATCAAGTCGAAGATGGCGGAGCTGAAGCGGCAGGGCTACTCCCATCGTGCCATCGCCCGTCGCCTCAAGTGCACCGAGCGGTATGTCCGCATGGTCATGAACGGCGGCCAGGACGATCGCCAGGCCTGCCTCTTCGCGGACGATTGACGCCGGGCCGGCGAGATAGAATACTCCTCCGCAGTTCCGTCGGAGGTGGTGCCCGGAAGATCTTCCGGGCATTACTACAGGACAGTCGCAGCGATCATCCCCTCAGGTACTCAAGCCTGAGGGGTTTTTCGTGTCCGACAGCCTATTCCAGCACGCGCTCGACGTCGTGCTCGCCCACGAGGGCGGCTTCGTCAACGACCCCGTCGATCCGGGCGGCGCCACCAACTGGGGCATCTCGCTGCGCTGGCTGGCCAGCGCGGGCGAGCTCGACCTCGACGGCGACGGGTCGCCCGACGGTGACCTCGACCTGGACGGCGACATCGACGTCGACGACATCCGCGCCATGACCCGCGAGGACGCGGCCTTCTTCTACCGCGCCCACTGGTGGGACCGTCACGACTACGGCGCCCTCCACCTGACGGTCGCCACCAAGGTCTTCGACCTGGCCGTCAACATGGGGTCGCCGCAGGCGCACAAGCTCCTGCAGCGGGCCTGCCGCGCCTGCGGCAAGGAGATCGCCGACGACGGCATCATCGGCCCCGTCACCCGCGCCACCGTCGCCGGCATCCCGCCCGAGATGCTGATCCCGCCGCTCCGTGAAGCCGCCGCCGGCTTCTACCGCCAGCTCATCGCCGTGCGTCCCCAGCTCGCCAAGTACGAGCGCGGGTGGCTCAAGCGCGCCTACTACTGAGGAGGACCCAACGTGTCCGAGATCGACAGCAAGCCCTGGTATCTGTCCCGCACCATCATCGGCGTGCTGGTCACGCTGATCGCCCAGCTGCTGAGCCGGTGGGGCTACGAGCTGACGCCCGCCCTGCGCGGCGACCTGGTTGACGTCATCCTCGACCTGGTGTCGGTCGGCGGCGCCGGCCTGGCTATCTTCGGCCGGGTGAAGGCGTCCAAGCCCATCGCCAAGCCGAGCGTGGGGGCGGCCAAGATGCTTCTTGCCGCCATGCTTCTGGGTGGCCTGGCCGTCGGCGGGCCGGTCGCCTGCGCGTCATACACCGTGACACAGGCCGAGCAGGCGACGCCGGCGCAGACCGTCTATGCCATCCAGGCCGACTACAACGCCGCTCTCGCGACGGCGGCATCCTACATCGAGAGCTCGAGCGCCGACCCCGACGTGGTCGATGTAATCCGCACGCTCGATGCCGCCGCCTACGACGCCCTTCAGGAGGCGCAGGGCGCGGCCCGCTCCGGCGGCAGCGCCGCCACGGCGGCGGCCGTCTCCGCCGCCCGGTCTGCCGTCGCAGCACTTGCCGAGTATCTGGTCAGCAAGGAGATCATCCGATGAACGTGGCGCAGCTCATCCTGCTCGGCATCCAGATCGCCGAGGCCATCGCCGCTGGCGTGCCGGAGGCCATCGAAGCCAAGAAAGCCATCGACCGCATGCTGGCCGAGAACCGCGACCCGACCGACGAGGAGTGGTCGGCGCTCAACGCCGCGACGGCCGCGCTGCACCGCCGCGTCCAGGGCGAGGAGCGGTGACCACATGGCTGACTTTCTGGGTACCTGGGGGTGGCTCGCCGCCATCGTCACCAACCTGTTCATCGCCTGGGTGGGGTGGTCGCTGCGTCACCAGTTCGTGACCCGTGACGATCACGCGCAGGCCCTGCAGGCGATGACCAAGCATCACGAGGATCAGGTGGCGAGCGTGGCCGAGCGTGCCCAGAAGGCGGCCGAGGCGGCCGATCATGCCGCCCGCCGCGCCGACCAGGTGGCGGCGGAGTTGGCGACCATGCCGTCACGCGACGAGGTGCACAAGCTGCACCTCTCGGTCACCGAGCTGTCCGGCCGCATCGAGCGCTTTGGCGAGCGGCTGGACGGGTCCCGCGAGAGCATGTCGCGCTTCCAGCGCGTGCTCGACCGCGTCGAAGACTTCCTGCTGAAGAACGGGGGGCGCCCGGCATGAGCTACAAGGACTTCGTGGCGGAGGACCGCCGCCTGGTCATCCTGAAGCTGCTGGAGGAAGACCCCGGCGGCAGCCACAACCATGCGGTCCTGCAGGAGGCCCTGCGCCGCTGGGGGCACACCGTCAGCCGCGACGTCGTGAAGTCCGACCTGGCGTGGCTGGCCGAGCAGGCTCTTGTCTCCGTGCAGCTGGTGGGCGACGGCGATCCCTACCACGTGGCCACCATCACCGACCGCGGCTGTGACGTCGCTACCGGCGCCGCCACCGTGCCGGGCGTCAAGCACCCGCGCCGGCGCGCCTGAGGAGAGCCTCCGCATGGGTCGGAAGTCCACCATCGCCCGCCTGCCGGCCGAGGTCCGCGAGCTGATCGGGGCGCTGCGCAAGCAGGGCCGCACGCTCGACGAGATCATGGAGAAGCTCCAGGAGCTCGACGTCCAGGTCTCGCGTGCCGCCCTCGGCCGCCACACCAAGCAGATCGACGCCATCGCCGACCACATGCGCAAGTCGCGCGACATGGCGCGCGCCCTGACTGAGCGCTTCGGCGACGAGGGCATCGGCGACCTGGCGCGCTACAACCTCCAGGTCGCCCACGGCCTGCTGATGCGGCTGATGATCTCGGAGGAGGGCGAGCCCATCCAGCTGGATGCCAAGGAAGCCATGTTCCTCACCTCGGCCATCAAGAACGTGACGGCCGCCGCCAAGGCCGATGCCGACCGCGAGACCAAGGTCCGCGCCCAGATCGCCGCCCAGGCGGCCGAGGTGGCAGAGGAGACGGTCGCCGAGCTGAAGAAGGTGGGGATGTCGGCCGAGGGCGCCGAGGCCATCCGCGCCCGCATCCTGGGGGTCGCCGGGGCATGAGCGACCAGGCCGCGCCTTTCGTCCTACTCCCCTACCAGCAGCGCTGGATCGCCGACCGCTCGCCGGTCAAGGCGGCCGAGAAGAGCCGCCGCGTCGGCCTCACCTGGGCCGAGGCCGCCGACGACGTGCTCATCGCCGGCCTGGCGGCCGACGACGGTGGGGATGATGTCTGGTACATCGGCTACAACCAGGACATGGCGCGCGAGTTCATCGAGACCTGCGCCGACTGGGCGCGGCATTTCGCGACCGCCGCCGAGGCCATGGAAGAGGTGCTGGTCGATGACGAGGACAAGGATATCCTCGCCTTCCGCATCCGCTTCGCGTCGGGCCACAAGATCACCGCCCTGTCGTCACGGCCCTCCAACCTGCGCGGCAAGCAGGGTGTGGTGGTCATCGACGAGGCGGCCTTTCATCCCGACTTGAAGGAGCTGTTGAAGGCGGCTTTCGCGCTGCTCATCTGGGGCGGCCGGGTACGCATCATCTCGACCCACGACGGGGTGGAAAACGCCTTCAACGAGCTGTGCGAGGACATCCGCGCCGGCCGCAACAAGTACAGCCTGCACCGCATCACCTTCGACGAGGCGCTCTCCGAAGGTCTCTACCGGCGCATCTGCCTGGTGCGCGGCGTTGAGTGGTCGCCGGAGATCGAGGCCGAGTGGCGCCAGGAGATCATCGACTTCTACGGAGACGGCGCCGACGAGGAGCTCTTCTGCATCCCGAAGGCCTCGGGCGGCCGGTACATCCCGCGCGCCCTGATCGAGGCGCGGATGGACGAGGTGGTTCCCGTCCTGCGGTGGGTCCAGGCCGACGACTTCGTCGACCAGCCCGACCACATCCGCGAGGCCGACTGCCGCGAGTGGCTCGACCTCACGGTGCGGCCGCACCTGCTGCGGCTGTCCGGCACCGAGCGCACCTTCTTCGGCGAGGACTTCGGCCGGTCGGGCGACCTCACGGTCATCTGGCCGCTGGTGCTGGAGCAGAACCTGGTGCGCCGCACGCCCTTCATCATCGAGATGCGCAACATTCCGTTCCGCCAGCAGGAGCAGGTGCTCTTCTACCTGGTCGACCGCCTGCCCCGGTTCTCGGGCGGCAAGCTCGATGCACGCGGCAACGGCCAGTATCTGGCGGAGGTGGCGCGCCAGCGCTACGGGTCGCAGCTGATCGAGCAGGTGATGCTGTCGGAGGGCTGGTACCGCGACAACATGCCGCGCCTGAAGGCGGCCTTCGAGGACGGCACCATCACGCTGCCGAAGGATGCCGACGTGCTCGACGACTTCCGGGCGATCGAGGTGGTTCGGGGCGTGGCGCGCGTGCCCGACAGCGCCAGGACCAAGGGGCGCAACGGGCAGCGGCACGGCGACGCCGCCATCGCCGCCGCCCTGGCCTACGCGGCCTCCGAGGATGACGCCGGCCCGATCGACGCGACGGTCGCCGGCGACGTCCGCCACGGCTACCGGGGCTTCGCCGAGGATGGCGGCGAGGCTGGACAACCGACCGACCGCGGCTTCGGCACGCTGGGCGGGCTCAACGACTTTGAAGGGTTCATGTGATGGCGGAGCGTCCGATCTACGAAGAGATCGCCACCAGCGGCGACGGCGAGGACATCACGGCCGGCTACGTCGACGAGCTGCGCCGCCCGCGCGACGAGATCCTGCGCACCAGGGGCGGCGGGTCGCTGGCCATCTACGAGCGCCTCAAGCGCGACGACCAGGTGCAGAGCTGCTTCCAGCAGCGCGTCAACGCCGTGGTGTCCCGCGAGTGGTTCGTCGAGCCGGGCGGACCGAAGCGCCTGGACAAGAAGGCGGCCGAGTTCGTCGAGCAGCAGCTGCGGCGCATCCGCTTCGACAACGTCACCAAGAAGATGCTGAACGGGGTGTTCTACGGCTACGGCGTCGCCGAGTGCATGTGGGCGGCCGAGGGAGCCCAGATCGTGCTCGACGATGTCCGCGTCCGCCGGGCCGGCCGGTTCCGCTTCGGCAAGGACGGCACGCTGCGCCTCCTGGCCAAGGGGCATCCCGAGGGCCTGGTCATGCCTGACCGCAAGTTCTGGACCTACTCCGCCGGCGCCGACGACGACGATGATCCCTACGGCCGCGGCCTGGCCTACTGGCTCTACTGGCCCGTCTGGTTCAAGCGCAACGGCCTGAAGTTCTGGGCGATCTTCATGGAGAAGTTCGCCGCCCCGACCGCCAAGGGCACGGTGCCGAAGGGCGCCACCCAGGAGGAGCGGGAGAAGCTGCTCGCCGCCCTGCGCGCCATCACCATGGACAGCGCCCTGGTGGTGCCCGAGGGGACGCAGGCCGAGCTGCTGCAGGCGGCCAAGTCCTCGGCCGGCGACTATGCCACCTTCTACCGGCTCATGGACGCCGCCATCGCCAAGGTCGTCCTGTCGCAGACCATGACCACCGACAACGGCTCCAGCCGCGCCCAGGCCGAAGTGCACGAGGACGTCAAGCTGGAGGTCGTGAAGGCCGACGCCGACCTCATCTGCGAGAGCTTCGCCGACCAGGTGGTGCGCTGGCTGGTCGACTGGAACTTCCCCGGCGCCGCCTATCCGGCGGTGTGGCGCGACGTCACCGAGCCCGAGGACCTGAAGGCCCGCGCCGACCGCGACAAGGTGATCTACGACATGGGCTACACGCCGACGCAGGAGTACGTCGACGAGACCTATGGCGAGGGCTTTCTCCTGCGCCAGGTATCGCCGCCGGCGCCGCCGGCCGGGCAGCTACCCGCGCCCACCCCTGCCGCGCCCGCCGCCTTCGCCGAGGGCGACGATGAGCGCGACGCCGTCGACGACCTGGTCGACCAGCTCGACGAGGTGGCGGCGCCGGCCATGGGCGCCTGGATCGACGAGGTCGCCCGCGTGCTCGATACCTCGACCTCGATCCCGCAGGCCATCGAGCGCCTGGAGGCCCTGTACCCGGACCTGTCCCTCGACGCCCTGGCGGCGGCGATCGGCGACGCCATGACGGTCGCCGACCTCTCCGGCCGCGCCGAGGCAGTCGATGCCTGACGTCCTGCCGCAGGGCCTCCCGTTCGAGGAGGCGGCCGACTACTTCCGCCAGAAGGTCGACCTCCCGACGGAGGCCTGGACCGACCTGCGCGAGGACATGCACGCGCGCGCCTTCGTGGTGGCCGGCGCAAAGAAGGCCGCCCTCCTGGCCGACTTCCGCCAGGCCCTGCAGGCGGCCCTCGACGACGGCGAGACGCTGGCCGACTTCCGCAAGCGCTTCGATGACATCGTCGCCCGCCACGGCTGGAGCTACAAGGGCGGCCGCGGCTGGCGGACGCGGGTCATCTACGACACCAACCTGAGGATGGCCCAATCGGCCGGGCGCTGGCAGCAGATCATGCGTCGCGCCGCGGCGGCCGAGGCGCAGGGTCAGGTCGTCTACATCCGCTACCTGGCCATCCTCGATGGCCGCACCCGCCCCGCCCACAAGGGCTGGAACGACGTGGTGCTGCCGTCCGACCATCCCTTCTGGCGCACCCACTACCCGCCGAACGGCTGGCGGTGCCGCTGCTCCGTGCAGATCCTCACCGAGCGCCAGTTGGCGCGCTACGGCATCAAGGTCACCGAGCAGCCGCCGCCGGTCGAGATGCAGCCGCGCACCGTCAACACGCCGTCGGGCCCCGTCTCATGGCCGACGCCGGCCGGTATCGACACCGGCTTCGGCTACAATGTCGGCCGCGCCGCCTGGGGCTCGCGCATGGATGCCCAGGCCATGGCCGGATGGAAGGAGGGCGGCAAGGACGCCTTCGAGCCCCTGACGCCGCCAGGCGCGCCGCCGGCGAAGAGTCTGGCACCGGCGCCGGCGCCGGCCGCTCCGCTGCCCTCCACCCTGCCGGCCGACCGTCTGGCCACCGTCCAGGGTGTGCTGGGTGGAGCAGAGAAGATCGTCAAGGCGCCCGACGGAGCGCGCGTGTCCTTGACGGCGCAGGCCCTTGCGGACACTCTCCCGGACGAGCGGCTGCGCGTCCTGCCTCTGGTCGAGGATGTTGTCGCCGATCCGGGCGAGACCTGGTTCAGCTTCGAGCGCCACAAGGAGGCCGGCAAGGTCCGCTTGCGCCGGCGCCAGGTGAAGGCCTTCGAGCTGCCGGACGGCACCACGGTCGAGGTCGGTGTGCAGCTGGTCGACGGCCGTCTGGAGTGGGTCCTGCTGGGCGACGACGAGATCGCCGCCGCCCGCTCCGGCATCCTCCTGCAGGGGGTAAGCCGAGCGAAGTAGGAAAACGCCCTCAGGAGCTTCAGGATGAGCGTGACGCCTTCCGGGGTAGCTCGACACCACGAAAGATGCTCGCGCGCATCTAGACCCGTTTAAGCCCCCTTTAACGTCGATCCTGCGCGCGTGTTATTGGCGGGTGTCCAGATCGCCCGCTTGACCAGGTCCCCGCCGCCGCGCATGCTGGCGGCGTCGCGACCCCGCGCCCCTTGCCCGGAATAGTTTCCGGGCAGTACCCCTTCCGATGCAGACCGAGAATGCCCCACGACCTTCAATGACGTGGGGCTGCTTCCCGTGCCTAACATCGAGATCTTCCGCGCCGGCCGCCACACGGCCATGAGCGGCGAGACCCTGAGCTTCAGCGACGCCGACCTCGACGGCACCGTGTCGTCCTACGACCCGGCGGTGCACGAGGCCCCGGTGGTCATCGGCCATCCCAAGCACGACGCCCCGGCCTACGGCTGGGTCAAGGGTCTGCGCCGCGACGGCGACAGCTTGCTCGCCGGCGTCGACCAGCTGGAGCCCGGCTTCGCGGAGATGGTCCGCGACGGCCGCTTCAAGAAGGTCTCCGCCAGCTTCTACAAGCCCGACAGTCCCTCGAACCCCAAGCCGGGCAGCTACTACCTGCGGCACGTCGGCTTCCTGGGGGCGCAGCCGCCGGCCGTGAAGGGCCTGGCGCCGATCGAGCTGTCGGACGACCCCGAGCAGGCGGTGACCATCGAGTTCGGCGAGATCAGCGGCTACACGGTCGGCGACCTGTTCCGCGCCATGCGCGACTGGATGCTGACCAAGTTCGGCCAGGAGGACGCCGACCAGGCGCTTCCGGCCGGTCTCGTGACGTCCCTGCAGGAGCAGGCGGCGCAACCCGAGGGGGCGCCGTCCCCCGCCTTTAGCGAACCCACGGACGACAAGGAGACGAAGCCCGTGACGGACAAGCCGAAACAGCCGGCCGTCGACGCCGACGAGCTGGCCCGCCGGGAGGCGGACCTGCGCAGCCGCGAGGCTGCCTTCGCCGAGCGCGAGCGCGAGCAGCGCCGCGCCGAGAACGCGAGCTTCCTTGAAGGGCTCGTGAAGGAGGGCCGCCCGCTGCCCTGCGCCCAGGACACCCTGCTCGCCTTCATGGACCACCTCGGCGGCGCGACCGTCGACTTCGGCGAGAGCGAGCAGCGCGACCCGCTGACGGTCTTCAAGGACGAGGTGCTGGCCAAGCTGCCCAAGCGGGTGGACTTCGGCGAGAAGGCTCCGGCCGACGGCGCCGATGACGCGGTCGACACCGCCGAAGAGATCACCCGCCGCGCCCTGGTCTACCAGGAGGAGCAGCGCAAGTCCGGCATCCAGGTCAGCGTGACCGAGGCCGTCCGCCACGTGACGAAGGAGAAGTCGTGATGAGCAACCCCGGCCTGATCAAGGCTTTCAAGGCCGGCGCGGCCATCGCTGCCCGGCGTGTCGTGAAGTTCGAGGCCGACGGCGACGTCGTCCAGGCCGCCGCCGCCACTGATGCCGTGATCGGCGTCTCCGACCTCGGCGCCGCCGCGGCCGGCGATACCGTCGACGTGATCCTCTCCGACACCGCCGCGGTCGAGTACGGCGGGCCGGTGACCTTCGGTGCGCCGCTGACCGCCGACGCCGACGGCAAGGCCGTCGTCGCCAGCCCGGCGGCCGGCGCCAACAACTGGATCATCGGCCAGGCCATGGTCGACGGCGTCGCCGGCGACATCGGCCTGGTGCACATCGCCAAGTCCCAGATGCAGGGCTAAGGAGAGCGCCCCATGAAGCACCCGTTTCCCACTGATCCGGCGCTGACCGCGATCGCCATGGCCTACACCAACGGGGCCATGATCGCCGACCTGGTCCTGCCGCGCGTCCCCGTCGGCAAGCGCGAGTTCAAGTACTACGAGCACGACATGGCTGAGGGCTTCACCGTCCCGGACACCCGTGTCGGCCGCAAGTCGCGCCCCGGCCAGGTCGAGTTCACCGCCGTCGAGAAGACGTCGTCCTGCGACGACTACGGCCTCGACGACGCGGTGCCCCAGGACGACATCGACAATGCCCCGACCAACTACGACCCGCGGGGCCGCGCCGTCGAGGGCATCACCAACCTGATCCTGCTCGATCGCGAGGTCCGCACCGCCGACGTCGTCTTCGACGCCGCCACCTACCCGGTCGGCCACAAGGAGACCCTGGCGGGCACCGAGCAGTTCTCCGACTTCACCAGCTCGACGCCGATCAAGGTGATCAGCGAGGCGCTGGACGGCCCGATCATGCGGCCGAACGTCATGGTCATCGGCCAGCCCGCCTGGACCATCCTGCGCCAGCACCCCGACATCGTGAAGGCGACCAAGGGCAACAGCGGCGACAAGGGCATGGCGGCGCGCCAGGCCGTCGCCGAACTGTTCGAGCTCGAGGAGCTGATCGTCGGCCAGGGCTGGGTCAACACCGCCCGCCCCGGCCAGGTCACCAACTACCAGCGCGTCTGGGGCAAGCACATCGCCCTGCTGCACCGCGACCGCAACGCCGACACCCGCCAGGGCGCCACCTTCGGCCTGACCGCCCAGTTCGGCGGCCGTGTCGCCGGCTCCTGGCAGGATCGCAACATCGGCCTTCGGGGCGGTGAGTATGTTCGCGCCGGCGAGAGCGTGAAGGAGCTGATCACCGCTCCGCACCTCGGCTACTTCCTCGAAAACGCCGTCGGCTAAGGAGGCGCGTCATGCCGAAGTACGAAGTCGTGAGCGCCGTCCGTGCGGCCGGCAAGCTGCACCGCGAGGGCGAGATCGTCGAGCTGGACGAGGTGGTCGCCGACGGCCTGGTCGATCTCGGGCGCCTGGCGCCCGCGAAGGCCGCGGCCAAGCCGGCCGGCAAGGCCGGCGCCAAGAGCGACGAGGGTGAGCCCGACAAGGGCTGACCCGCTGACACCAGGAGCCGATCGACATGGCCTACGCCACCATCCAGGAGTTCAAGGACCGCATCGACGACCAGGTCGTCCTGCAGCTGACCACGCGGGACGGCCAGGCGGCCGACGATGCCGCCATCCAGCAGGCCCTGGATGATGCCGCCGCCGTGATCGACGGCTACCTGGAGCGCATCTCGACTGCCGACCGCCCGTCGGCCGCGGTCCTGCGCCCCTACGCGGTGGACATCGCCGTCTACCGCCTGGCGCGCAACCGGCCGGGCCAGGAGTTCGAGAGCATCCAGGCCGCCTACGAGGCCGCCGTGAAGTTCCTGTCGCGCGTCGCCGAGGGCCGGTTCCCTGGTGCCGGCGCCAGCGAGAGCCCGACCGGGGGCGCCGCCGTCCACTACGCGCCGCCGCGCACCTTCAGCTCCGACGCCATGGGTGACTTCTGATGCCGGTGCAGTTGAGCGTCACCTTCAACGACGGCGGTGCCGTCGCCGCCCTGGAAGGCCTGCAGGGGCGCATCGGCAACCTGCGGCCGGCCATGGACGAGGTCGGCCAGGCCCTGCAGACGTCGACACACCAGCGGTTCCTGGATGCCGAGGACCCCGACGGCCGACCGTGGCCGGAGTTGTCGGCGGTGACCAAGGCGAAGCGGGGCTCGGACGCCAAGCCGCTGCGCGACCGCGGCAACCTCTTCGACAGCATCAACTGGCGTGCCGGCGCTCATGAGGTGGCCGTCGGGTCCATCCGCAAGTACGCCCGCATCCAGCAGCTCGGCGGCCAGGCCGGCCGGGGTCGCAAGGTCACCATCCCGCCGCGGCCCTACCTCGGCGTCAACGAAGACGACCGCCAGGAAATCGCCGACATCCTGCGCGTCCACCTGGGGGATTGATCCATGTTCGTCGACGACATGGTCTCCGCGATCGTCGCCCGCCTGGCAGCCGTGCTGCCCAGCCTGAAGGCCGAGGCCTTCCCCGACGATCCGGCCAACTACCGGCTCTACCACCCGACCGGGGCGGCGCTGGTGATCTACGGCGGCAGCCGCTACGGCGAGCCCGACAGCCTGGGCGCCATCGTCCAGAAGCGCCTGGCGGAGTTCGACGTCACCCTGCTGCTGCGCAACCTGCGCGGCCCGACCGGCGCCAACACCCACGTCGACGCCATCCGCCTCGCCCTGACCGGCTTCAAGGTGGCCGGCGGCGGCTCGAAGCTGCGGCCCGTCCGCGACCGCTTCGTCGCCCACGACAGCGGCGTGTGGCGGTTCGAGATCACCTTCGTCGCCGCGATCCCGGCGATCGAACAGCTGGAGGAGGACCTTGTGCCGCTGCTCAAGCGCCTGACCTTCACCGGCGATGACGGCACCACCGAGGTCCCCAAGGAGGCCCCATGAGCACCAAGAGCCTGAAGCGCTACCGATACGACGGCCCGATGTCGGGCGTCACCCTGCGGGACGGCAAGGCCTCCCGCGAGGTCATGCTCATCCCCGGAAAGGAGACCGAGCTCCCGGCCGACAACCCGCACGTCAAGGCCCTGGCGGCGCGCGGCCACCTGACCGAGGTCGCGGCGCCCGCCGCCAAGACCAAGGCCGGCAAGCAGGAGGAGAAGTAACATGCCCGCCGCCTTCCTTCACGGCTCCGAGACCATCGAGATCAGCCGCGGCGCCCGCCCGGTCAAGCAGGTGAAGAGCGCCGTCATCGGCCTGGTCGGCACGGCGCCGATCCACCTGCTCGACGCGGCCAACCGCAAGCTCAACGAGCCCTTCCTGGTGCTCTCCGATACCGATGCCGGCAAGTACTGCGGCCCGCAGGTCGCGGGCTTCACCATCCCGCAGGCGCTGGATGCGGTCTTCGACCAGGGCCGCGGCACGGTCATCGTCATCAACGTCTTCGACCCGGCGGTGCACAAGGCTTCCGTCGCGGCCGAGGCGCTGACCTTCGCCGACAACGACAAGGCCATCCTGGCCAACGGCGCCGACAGCATCATCAGCGCCACGGTCAAGTCTGGCGACGGCGCCACGACCTACGTGGAGGGGACGGACTACACCATCGAGCGGGCGACCGGCGTCATCACCCGCCTGGAGGCCGGCTCGATCGCGGCCGGCGGCAGCGTCCAGGTGGACTACGACCACGCCGACGTGAGCCTGGTCACCCCGACCGAGATCATCGGCAGCGTCGATGTCGCCGGCAACCGCCTCGGCATGCAGGGCTTCCTCAACTGCTACAACCGCTTCGGCTTCTTCCCGAAGGTCCTGATCGCGCCGGCCTACTGCACCCAGGTCTCGGTGGCTGCCGAGCTGGAGGTGCTGGCGGCGCAGGACAAGTGCCGCGCGGTAGCCCTGGTGGACGCGCCCATCGGCACCACCCGCGACCAGGCGCTGACCGGACGCGGGCCGGATGGCGCGATCAACTTCAACTTCAGCTCCGACCGCGTGGTCCTGTGCTATCCGCACCTGAAGGTCTACGACACGACGACCGGCGCCGAGCGGCTGGAGCCGTTCTCGCAGCGCCTGGCCGGCGTGATCGCCGCGACCGACGACGCCAACGGCTACTGGTTCAGCCCGTCCAACAAGGTCATCAAGGGCATCACCGGCTCCGAGCTCGACCTGTCGGCGATGATCAACGACCCGACATCGGACGTGAACGTCCTCAACGAGGCCGGCATCGTCACCCTGTTCAACTCCTTCGGCACCGGCCTGCGCACCTGGGGCAACCGCTCCTCGGCCTTCCCGGCGTCGACGGCGCAGACCAACTTCATCCAGACGCGCCGCACGGCCGACATGATCCACGAGAGCCTGGAGTACGCGATGCTCCAGTTCATCGACCAGCCGATCAACGACGCCCTGATCGACGCCATCAGCGAGACCGCCAACGGCTTCATCCGCGTGCTGATCGGTCGCGGCGCCCTGATCCAGGGGTCGCGGGTCGAGTGGCTGAAGGAGCGCAACCCCGACGTCGAGCTCGCCGCCGGGCACCTGACCTTTAGCATCACCATGCTGCCGCCGCCGCCGGCCGAGCGCATCACGTTCGAGAGCTTCATCGACATCAGCCTGCTGTCCAACCTGCAGGCCGGCTAAGGGAGAGGCCGCATGCCCATCCAGGTCAACAAGATCTTCAACGCCAACATCTACCTCGACGGCACGAACAACCTGATCGGCCGCGCCGCCGAGGTCACGCTGCCCGAGATCAGCGTCGCCACCTCCGAGCACTCCGGCCTCGGCATGGTCGGCACGCTGGAGCTGCCGGCCGGCCTGCAGGCCATGACGCTGCAGATCAAGTGGTCCGGCTTCTATGCCGATCACATGAAGGCCGGCGCCAACCCGTTCAAGGCGCACAAGTTCCAGGTGCGTGGCTCGGTCGAGACCTACGGCGCCGAAGGGCGCGTGGCCGAGGCCCCGGTGGTCTGGCACATCACGGCGAGCTGGAAGAAGGCCGCGCTCGGCGGCGTCAAGCCGAAAGAGGCGGCCGAGTTCGAGGACGAGCTCGCGGCCACCTACGTCAAGGTCGTCCACGACGGCAAGGAGCTGCTCGAAGTCGACGTGCTCCAGAACATCTGGCGCGCCGCCGGCGAGGACGTCCTCGCCAACTACCGCAAGAACATCGGAGGCTGATAGGCCATGAGCGAGAAGAAGACCCGCGAGATCACCCTGCCGAGCGGCGCCGTCGCGTCCATCCGCGAGGGCAAGGGCCGCGACCTGCTGGCTGCCACCCGCGCCGCCGGCGGCCCCAACGACCCCATGAAGATCGCCTTCGGCCTGATCGCCGCCCTGGTGACCATCGACGGCCGCGGCCTGGTGATCGAGGACGTCGAGGACATGGATCTCGCCGACGTCTTCAAGCTGCAGGGCGAAGTCATGGGAAACGGCGTGTCCTTACCCGCCAGCACTTTGCCCAGCTGAAGGCCGAGGGGGTCATCAGCCACGGCGAGCTGATGGAGATGTCGTGGGAAGAGGTGCTGGCGGAGGTGGACGACTACGCCGACTACGTGCGGCGCAAGAATGAGGCGATGAGGCGGGAGGGGGCTTAGTCCTTCTTCGCCTTCTCGGCCTCGATCCGGGCCACCTCCTCCCGGAACATGCGGGGCGTGTCGCGCAGGGTGCGCAGGATGCCGAGCGGCCAGCCCGCCACCTCCTTCGCCACGCCCCAGGCAAGCAGGAGGAGCTCCCGCACCGTCACGCTGACGGCCGCCAGGATGGTCAGCACGGCCGCGATGCCGGCGCCGATGCCGAAGGCGATGAAGAAGGGGGCGAGAAAGCCGATCATCGGTAGAGGATAGGGCCTGTGGACAATCTCTTCAACATGGCGGTGATCATCTCGGCGATCGACCGCGCGTCCGGCCCCATCCGCCGCGTCGGCCAGTCCCTGGGCGATCTCACCGAGCGAGCCCAGCGGATGGCGGAGTTCGGCCAGCAGATGACGGTGGCCGGGGCGCTGACCCAGGGCGCCGCCAACCAGATGACCGGCGCGCTCGGCAAGGTCATCAACCCGGCCATCCAGTTCGAGAGCACGATGGCCGACGTGAAGCGGGTCGTGAACTTCGACACGCCCGAGGCCTTCGCCCAGATGGGCGACGACATCCTGGCCATGTCGACCCGCATCCCCATGGCCGCCTCGGGCCTCGGCGACATCGTGGCCGCCGCCGGTCAGGCCGGCATCGCCCGCCACGAGCTGCTGCAGTTCGCCGAGGATGCCGCCAAGATGGGTGTCGCCTTCGACATGAGCGGCGCCGAAGCCGGCGCGGCGATGACCGGCCTGCGCACCATCTTCGCGCTGACGCAGGACCAGGTCGTCAGCCTGGGTGACGGCATCAACCACCTGGCCAACAACATGGACGCGACCGCGTCCGGCCTGCTCAACATCATGAACCGCGCCGGCTCGACGGCCAAGCTGATCGGCCTGACGGGCGAGCAGACGGCGGCCCTGGGCGCTGCCTTCCTGGCCCTGAAGACGCCACCCGAGGTCGCGGCGACTGGCATGAACGCACTGTTCAACAAGCTGGCCACGGCCGACAAGCAGGGCAAGAGGTTCCAGGAGGCGCTGAGCGGCATCGGCATGAGCGCAGAGCAGTTGAAGGGCGCGCTGGCCGAGGACGCCCAGGGCGCGCTGCTCGACTTCCTCGGCGCCGTCCAGCAGTCGGACGACGTCATGGGCACCCTGACCGACCTGTTCGGCGCAGAGTATGCCGACGACATGGCCAAGCTGGTCGGTTCCCTCGACACCTACCGCGGCGCTGTCGGCCTGGTGGCGCAGGAGACCGCCTACGCCGGCTCGATGCAGGCCGAGTATCAGGCGCGCTCGGAGACCACCGAGAACGCCCTGCAGCTCATGAACAACGTCATGAACCGGCTGGGCGTGACGCTCGGCAACCTGGTGCTGCCCACCCTCAACGAGGGCCTGCTGGTGCTGCAGGATCTCGGCAACGCCATGACGGACTTCGCCAAGGCCAACCCCACCCTGTTCAAGGTGGCGCTCGGGTTCTTCGGCATCCTGGCCGTGGCCCTGGCCATCGTGGCGCCGATCCTGTCGGTGGTCGGTGGCCTGGTCATGATGGGGTCCTACGGCCTGATGGGCGTGGCCAAGCTCGGCGCCGGCCTGAAGTGGCTGCGCGGGCAGTTCCTGCGCGTCCTGCCAGCCGTGCGCGCGCTCGCCGCCAACATCTGGCGCCTGGCCGTCCAGGGCGCCGCCCGCTTCTCCGTCGGCATCGCCCGCATGGCAGCCTCACTGGTGACCGGCCTGGTGCCGGCCCTGGGGTCGGCCGTCGCCGGCGCCTGGGCGTTCACGGCCGCCCTGCTCGCCAACCCCATCACCTGGGTCGTGCTGGCGCTGGCGGCCGCGGCGGCCGTCGTCTACGCCTACTGGGAGCCCATCAAGGCCTTCTTCCAGGGGCTTTGGCAGGGCATTGAAGCCGCCTTCAAGCCGGTGCTGGCGAGCCTTGAGGGGGCCTTCGCGCCGGTCGGCGCGGCCTTCGCTGCCGCCTTTGCACCCTTCGCGCCGCTGCTCGACGTGGTCAGCGCCGCCTTCGACCGCGTGGTCGGGTGGGTGCGCGGGTTCCTGGAGCCCCTGGGGTTCGCCCAGTCGGAGCTCGACGGCGTGCGCTCGGCCGGAGCGTCGGTCGGTGAGGTCATCGGCGGTGTCCTGGCGACCAGCCTGCAGGTCGCCCTGCTGCCCCTGCGCCTGGTCATCGGCGCGGTGACCGAGCTCTTCAACGCCCTGGCCGCGGTCGGCGGCTGGCTGATGGGCCAGTGGCAGGAGGTCGTCGCGGCCTTCGACCAGGGCCTCATCCAGGGGCTCGTGACCGTCTTCGGCAAGGTCAATCCGGTGGGCTGGCTGGCCTCCGGCTTCTCCGGCCTGACCGACTACCTGCTCGGCATCGACCTGTCGTCGGCCGGCGCCAACATCGTCAACACCATCTGGGAGGGCATGAAGTCGGTGGCCTCCAAGCCGGCCGAGGCGATCAAGGAAATCGTCGGCCAGGTGCGCGAGTATCTGCCGTTCTCGCCGGCCAAGGTGGGGCCGCTCTCGGACCTCGACCGCATCAAGCTGGTGGAGACCGTGGCCGACAGCGTCCGGCCCGAGCCGCTGGTCAACGCCATGCGCACCACGGCCGCCGCCGGCATGGCCGCGCTCACCATGGCCGGGGCGCCGGCTGCCGCCACCGAGCTGCCGCCGGCGGTGCAGGAGGTCCAGCGGGTGGCCGGCCAGGTGGCCGGGCTCGGCCCCGTCGCGCAGGCGTCCTTCGCCCCGGTGGTGGCGGCGCCGCAGGTGGCCGACGTTCCGGCGCCGGCCGCGGCGGGCGGCCCGGTCAACATCTCGTTCGCCATCACGGTCGAGGGCAACGCCACGGCCGAGACGGTCGAGGCCCTGGAAGAGCGGCTGCAGCGCTGGGTGCGCGAGAACGGCCCCCTCCTGGCGCGCGCCGTCGGCCGCGAGCAGACGCGGGCAGGGCGCATGGACTTCGGGGAGGGTGGCTGATGTTTCTCATGCTGGGGGCTGTGCGCCTCGATGTCCTGACCGTGCGCGGTCTGCAGATCAGCGACGGCTGGACCTACGCCGAGCATGCCGTGGTCGAGGGCCGGCCGAAGCTCCAGTTCACCGGCGCCAAGCTGCGGGACGCCAGCATCGACTTCCGCCTGCGCCGCGACTGGGGCGATCCCGAGGTGCTGCTCGATCAGCTGCGCACCCTGGCGGAGGCCGGCGAGGCGCAACTGCTGCAGCGGGGCGACGGGCGGCTGATCGGCCTGTTCGTGATCACCGGCCTGACCGACAGCCCCAAGTGGTCGATCTCCAACGGCCGGCCGGTCGAGGTCGAGGCGTCGATGACCCTCAAGGAGTACGTGCCCGAGGACGGGCAGCGGCCGGCGCCGGTGGCGGTGGTCGGCTCGGCCATGGCCAGGCGCGGGTGAGGTGACGCATGGACTACCTGGAGCACATCACTCAGGAGGGCGAGCGCTGGGACGCCATCAGCTGGCGCTACTACGGCGACCCGCACCGCTACGAGGAGATCATCAAGGCGAACCCCGAGGTGCCGATCGCCCGCGTCCTGCCGTCAGGCCTGGTGCTGCGCATCCCCCTGATCGAGGTCGACCAGCTGGTGCCGGCCGACGACCTGCCGCCGTGGAAGAGGTAGCCGATGGCCACTCTGGTCAAGCAGCCAGCCTGGCGCCTTGTCTATGCCGGCAAGGACATCACCGGCGACATCATGGAGCAGGTCGTCTCGGTGGCCTACACCGACCACGTCCACGGCAAGTCCGACGAGATGGAGGTCACGATCGAGGACCGCACCGGCCGCTGGCGCGGTGGATGGTATCCGGCGAAGGGTGACGAGGCCGAGTTGTGGATCGGCTACGCCCGCGGCCTGATGATGCCCTGCGGCAAGTTCCGCGTCGACGAGGTCGAGTTCTCCGGCCCGCCCGACATCATCGTCCTGCGCTGCCTCGCCGCCTCGATCACTCAGGACTTGCGGACCAAGAAGAGCCGGGCCTTCGAGGCGCAGACCCTCAAGGCGATCGCCGAGACGGTCGCCGGCGAGCACGGCCTGGCGCTGGTGGGCGAGGTCGTCGACATCGCCTTCGACCGCATCAGCCAGGACGACGAGACGGACCTCGCCTTCCTCAAGCGCCTGGCCGAGGACTACGGCCACTCCTTCACGGTGCGCGGCGAGAACCTGGTCTTCGCCAAGGTCGAGGAGCTGCGCGGCGGCAAGGTCGTCGCGGCCCTGGCCAGGGGCGACCTGCAGGACTACAGCCTGCGCGACAAGGCGCGGGACGTCTACCGGGCCTGCGAGGTCAGCTACCAGGACCCGCAGACCAAGGAGTTGATCACCCATACCGTCGAGGCCGAGGGTGTGGAGTCTGGTGACACCCTGAAGCGCAAGGTGCGCGTCGAGAACGCGAGTCAGGCCGAAGCCAAGGCGAAGGCGCTGCTCGACAAGGAGAACCGCCTCCAGCTCGCCGGCAGCCTGACGGTGTCGGGCATGCCCCACCTGGTGGCCGGCGTCAACCTCGCGCTCACCGACCTCGGCCGGCTGTCCGGCGTCTATCACATCACCCGCTCGACCCACTCCGTCGAGCGCGGCCGCGGCTACACCACCGACGTGGAGATCGAGCGTGTATCGTAGGGGCATCGTCACCCAGACCGACCCGGCGACCTGCCGGGTCAAGGTCCGCTTCCCCGACCGGGACAACGTCGAGAGCTGGTGGCTCGAGGTCGGGCAGCCCAAGACCCACCACGACCAGGTCTACTGGATGCCGGACGTCGGCGAGCACGTGGCCTGCCTGATGGACGAGCACGGCGAGGCCGGCGTGGTGCTGTGCGCCATCTACTCCAGCGCCGACCGCCCGCCGGTGGCCAGCCAGGACAAGCTGCACATCGTGACCAAGGACGGGGCCGTCATCGAGCACGACCGCGCCGAGCACCGCCTGCTGATCGACCTGACCGCCAGCGCCGGCACGATCCACCTGAAGACCGGCGGGTCCGAGATCATCATGACGCCAGACGGCATTATCCTGCTCGGCACCCGCATCGACATCAACTAAGGTCCGCCCATGCCCGCCGTCACCCGCCTCGGAGACATCTGCACCGGCCACGGCTGCTGGCCGCCGCGCCCCTCGGCCTCGGCTAGCCCCGACGTCTTCGTCAACGGCATCGCCGTGCACCGCCAGGGAGACGCCTGGGCGGCCCATACCTGCCCCTCGATCCCGGAAACGCACGCGAGTGTCTTGGCGGCGGGGTCTTCTTCGGTGTACGTTAACGGTCGCCAGATCGGGCGCATCGGCGACCCCGTCGCCTGCGGGTCCTCCGTCGCCACTGGCTCCCCCAACGTCTTCGCCGGGTAGCTCCCCGGAAGTACTTCCGGGCATTTGCGGGACAGGGCCTCCCATACCCTTCCCGCATGATCCCACGTCACCAGGACATAAGGGCTGTCTACTGGCAGCCGCGCCTCGGCGCAGGAGGTCAGGTCGTCGAGGACCTGGCCGACATCGCCCAGTGCATCGCCATCATCCTGCTGACGCCCAAGGGCAGCGACCCGCACCGCCCCGAGTTCGCCTCCGACTGCTGGAAGTACATCGACTGGCCGGTCGACCAGGCCGTGCCCCACCTGGTGCGCGAGGCCGTCCTGGCCATCGAGCGGTGGGAGCCGCGGGTCATCCTGGTCGGGGTGGAGCCCGTCATCGAGAACGCCCGGATCACCCTGCGCGTGACCTGGCGCCTGGCGGCTGACGCGGCGCCGCAGGTGACGGAGGTGGCGCTGTGACCGGCCTTCCCGAGCCCGACTTCATCGCCCGCGACCCCGTCGCCGTCACGTCCGAGCTGATCGCCATCTACGAGGCGATGACCGGCCGCACCCTGCAGCCGGCGCAGGTCGAGCGGCTCATCATCGACCTCATTGCCTATTCCGAGACGCTCGTACGCATCGGCATCCAGGAGGCCGCCAAGCAGAACCTGGTCGCCTACTCGCGCGGTGCGAACCTCGACCACCACGGCGCGCTGCTCGGCGTCTCACGCCTGCCGGCCAAGGCCGCGGCAACCACACTGGAGTTCACCCTGTCGGCCGCGCAGGCCGGTGACGTGGCCATCCCCAAGGGGACGCGCGTGAAGGCCAAAGACGGCGCCGTCGTCTTCGCGACCAGCGAGCGCCTGGTCATCCCGGCGGGCACCCTGGCGGGCAGCGTCCCGGCCGCCGCCGGCGAGCTCGGCGAGACCGGCAACGGCTACCTTCCGGGCGAGGTCGCCACGCTCATGGACCCCATCGCCGGCGTCGCCGCCGCCGCCAACACCGCGACCACCTACGGCGGTGCGCCTGTCGAGGACGACGAGCGCCTGCGCCAGCGCGTCCAGGAGGCGCCGGAGCGCTTCTCGGTGGCCGGCCCCGGCGGGGCTTACCGCTGGCACGCCATGACCTCGCACCAGTCCCTGGTCGATGCCGCCGTGGTCAGCCCGACCCCCGGCGTCGTCCAGGTCTACCCGCTGGGCAAGGACGGCATCCCGGCGCCGGAGATCCTCGACGTCGTGCTCGCGGCCTTGAACGACGACAAGGTCCGGCCGCTGACCGACTTGGTCCAGGTCCTGCCGCCGACCGAGGTCGCCTACACCATCGACGCCACCCTCACGCTGCTGCGCGGCGCCGACCAGGTGAGCGTCGAGGCGGCGGCCCGCAAGGCTGCCGAGGCCTACGCCGCCGGCCGTCGCGGCGGCCTGGGACGTGACCTCATCCACAGCCAGATCATCGCCGCCCTGTCCGTTCCCGGCGTCTACAAGGTGCAGGTCAACGCCCCGGCCGAGCGGGTGGTCGACGGCTACGAGTGGGCCAACTGCACCTCGATCGCCCTGAGCTTCGGAGGCGCGGTCGATGGCTGATGAGCGCCTCCTGCCCGCCGGCATCCGTGACGAGCGTTCCCTGGCCCTGCTGTCGCTCCTGGACCGGCTCGACGGCCTCGACCTGACCCGGCTCCTGATCTACGGCATCGACGGCGTCGAGGCCTCGGCGCTGCCGCATCTCGGCTGGCAGTTCCACGTCATGGGCGCCGAGGGCTGGGAGCTGGCAGTCTCCGAGGGGCAGCGGCGCGCGCTCATCAAGCGGGCGCTGGAGCTGCACCGCTACAAGGGCACCCGGTGGGCGGTGCGCCAGGCGCTCGATGCGCTCGGCGTGTCGGCCGAAATCGTCGAGTGGTTCGAGCCTGAGGCCGCCGACCTGGCGCCCTACGAGTTCGGCCTTCTGGCCCGCATCCGCCAGCCCGTCCGCCGCGACGAACTGCTCGGCGCCGAGACATCGGACGCTGTCCGCCGCGCCGTCGCCGAGTACAAGAACGCCCGCTCGCATCTGGCCTGGATCGCCTTCGCCATCGACCTGGAGATCCCGCTCGGCCCCATCGAGCCGGTGTTGACGCGCCTGTCGGTCGACCACAGCCGCCTGAGCGTGGACTGGTTCCCGGTCTTCGACATCACGGCGGCCGACGCCGCGGCGCTCGACCCCGACCCGTTCGTCCAGCACCGCGAGGTGATCGACGTCACCCCGGCGCCGGTGCTGATGGGGCGGCCCCACCACCTCGACCGCGCCCTGCCCGAGGCCTTCGCCGATACCGGCCTGCAGATGGACCTGGCGCTGCCCTACGCCGAGGGCGCGTGGACGTCGGGCATCGAGCTCGTGCAGCGGACCGGCGTCACCGCCGCCGCCCTGCCGGCGCTGCCGGCGACGCTCGCGGCCTCGACCGTGGTGGCGCCGGCCACCGGCCTCGACTTGGCGCCGGTGGCCGTCTCGGCCGCCGTGTCGTCTGCCGCAACATCCCTTGCCCCGCGCGCCGTCCCTGCCGAGGGCCTCGACCTGATGGCCAGCTTCGACGCCGTGGCCGCTGATTTCGTACCGCTCGACATGCCTATGGAGGCCGTCCATGTCTGATCCTGTCTGGAAGCAGGCCAAGGTGCTGCAGGGGCTCTACCGCCGCATGGCGGCGTCCCTGGTCAACGCCGGCCCGTGCGTCCGCATCACCACCTTCCGCCTCGGCCACGGCTGGCTCAATGAAGGGGGCGCCGTGCCGGTCCCCGAGCAGCCGCCTTTCACCGCCACCGCCATCCCTGGCGAGTTCTTCTCCGGGGCCGTCGAAGGCACCGCCGAGGACGAAAGCGCGCTCATCAAGTGCGTCGTTCCGGCCGGGGCTGTCGATGCGCCGACCCGCGCCACGGTGATCGGTCTCTACGACCAGGCGGGCACCCTGGTCGCGGCGGTGTCCTTCCTGCCGGAGTGGATCACCCCGGACAAGCGGTACGAGCACTACCTGCACCTGAACTTCCCGACGGAGTGAAGCCATGCCCCTGACCGTGGACATCAAGTGGCGTGAGCAGTACGCCTCAAGCGCCCTCAACCGCAAGCTCGCGGGGGTTCTCGACCCTGGCATCTACTGGGGCTTCGCCGTCGCGCCCGGCGGCGGCCTCAATGTCCGCGTCTTCGAGGGCGCGGACCCGGATTACCCCGTCTCCGTCGCCGTGGTGGAGCGCGACGGCTACAGCATGACGGTGCGCCTGGACACCGACGAGACCGTGCCCATCCTGGCGCCCGGCACCTGGCATATCGTCCTGGAGGGCAGCTACATCGTCGGCCAGGACACCTCGGCCGCACTGAAGGCCGTGCCGTCGCCTGCCCCCCACCATGTGGTGCTGGCCAAGGTGGTGGTGCCCGAGGGTGCCGCCGCCATCACCACCGGGATGATCTCCGCCGTGGGCCGCTCTGAAGCGCACCCGGCCCTTCATGTGGCGCGCATGGTGACCATGGTCACCAGTCTCACCGAGAGCCTGATCGACGCCCGTGCCCGACTGACCAACCTCGAACGCTGGGCGCAAGCGGCCGGCTTCGACCCCGCCACCATGTACTGAGGAGGCCCGCTAGATGGGAACCCTGACCACTGAACTGCTGAACCAGGCCACCGCGCTCAACTCCCTGCGCGCCCGCGTCGATCTGCTGCTGGCCGCCTATGGCGAGGGCTCGCTTGACCCCGCCGAAATCCAGCGCCAAATCCAGGATGCCACCCAGGACGCCATCGACGCGGTGCTGGCGCAGCTTGATGGCCTGGATGTCTCCGAGCTGTCGCTGCGCGTTGAGTTGCAGCGCAAGCTGATCGGCCTGCAGAACGCCTACGGGCCGGAGAAGTACTTCTTCGAGTTCTTCAACCCCCTGTTTGCCGTGGCCGACACTCTGTCCGTGGCGGGCGTCTCCACCGTGGCCGGGGACGACAGCGTGGACATCTCCTCGACCTCCAAGCTGGAGGTGGGTCGCGAATATGTGATCGACAGCGTCGGCCAGTCGATCGTCATCACCGTCGCTGAAATCCTGAGTGCAACCCGCTTCAAGGCGTCTTCCAATATCCCGGCCACCGTGTCCGCTGGCACCTTGCGGCGCACCAACTGGGTGATCGGCAATGGCCAGGCGACGGCTGCCGCCGGGCAGGTCTACTATTCCAAGCGCCTGGACCTCGGGCCGGGTGATGTGGACAAGGCGGTGATCGTCCGCCGCACCGACAATGCCGCGACCATCCGCCTCTACTTCAAGGATGTCAGCCACACGACCTGGACCGAGGCTCACTGGGCCTGGAAGCGGGATGCCGACACCGGCCTGACCGATCTTGGCCTGGTGGCGGACGGCAGCGCCGACACCGGCATGATCGATGTCGAGTACCGCCTGCCGGCGCGCGGCGCCTTTGACCTGAAGATGGTGGTCGAGGGTGGCAACGTCACCGTGAAGCACGTCGTCGGCGTCGATCAGGAAACCCTGCTCGGCGGCATCCACCACGGCCCGGCGCAGCCGGTGAACTCGTCCCCGGCCAATGCCGCGACGGGCATCAACGAGACCCCGACCCTGGCCGTGGCGGGCTATTCTTCGATGGTGGGCAGCGCCATGGCGGCCACCCAGTGGCAGGTGTCCATCAGTGCCTCCGTCTGGACCGCCCCGGTCTACGACAGCGGCGAGGTGGGTCCGGGCCTGTCCCACCAGGTGCCGCCTGCTGTCCTGCAGGAGGGGCAGACCTATCACTGGCGGGCTCGCCAGAAGGACGCCAAGGGCGGCTGGTCCGAGTGGTCGGCGCCGACCTCCTTCGCCACGGCGGCCAGCTTCGAGTACGTGATCACCCCCACCATCACGAGCCCGAGCAACGGCGCCATCGACATCCCCGAGCGCCCGACGCTTCACAGCGCCGCCTTCGCGGTGCATGGCGGGTCGGATACCCATGCCGCCAGCCAGTGGCAAATCCGCACCAATGCCGGGACCTACGCGAGCCCGGCCTGGGATAGCGGGGCCGATACGGTCAACAAGACCAACGTGCAGGTGCCCGCCGGCATCCTGCTGGATGGCCAGCGGACCTACCATGCCCGCGTTCGCCACCAGGGCGCCGCCCTCGGCTGGTCCGAGTGGTCGCCCGAGGTGTCCTTCACCACCAAGGACATGTTCGCCAACATCATCGGCATCGCCCTGGTCACCTCGGGTGGCGGTGGCGGCACCTGGGCGCGGGTGGATGAGAACGGCAACAACAAGGCCGCCGACGCCAGCTTCTTCAACAACCACCCTGTCTACGGCGGCATCACCGATGTCACCGTGGATGGCCAGGCCATGGTGCGGGTGCCGAAGTTCTACTACAAGGTCGGCACCGCCCCGACGGGCAGCGACCGCGCTGGCCGGAAGTGCTGGTGGGTGTCGGACCAGCCCGTGACCGGGTTCCAGATCCATCCGGCCTTCCGCGATGCTGGGGCGGACATTCCCTACATCTATGTCGGCAAGTACGAAGCCACCAACGACGGCGGCACCAAGGCCGGGTCTGTCGCGAGTGTCGCGCCGCTGGTCAGTATCGACTTCAACGTCATGAAGACCCGCTGCGCGGCGCGCAACACCGGCGGCGTCTCGGGCTTCCGCCTGTGGTCGATCTACGAGGTGGCCGCGCTCCAGACCCTGGCTCTGATCGAGATGGGCGGGGCCGACAGCCAGGCATTGATCGGGGCGGGCAACACCAACTCCTCCGCCGCCGTCAACACCGGCACCACCAACGCCACCTGGCGCGGGGTGCGGGAACTGTGGGGCAACGTCTGGCACATGGTGGACGGCCTCAAGACCGACACCTCCAACCGCCTGCAGGTGTGGGACCGCAACGGCAACAAGACCTGGGTCAACACCAACATCACCATCGCCCCCTCGGGCTGGATGGTGTCGGCGCTGGAGAGCACGGGCACCGGCTTCGACTTCCGCGACCTGTTCGTCGCGGCGACCGTGGACGGCACCCAGGGCAACGGCACCTTCGGCGACTACCATTGGAGCGCCGCGTCGGGGACCGAGTACGTCTGCTACCACGGCGGCGACTGGAGCAGCGGGTCGTACGCGGGCCTCTTCCCGCTGAACCTGAACAGCGCCCCGTCGTACTCGCACTCGAGCCTCGGTGGCCGCCTCGCGAAGACGTAACCTGGACCCTGCCCACTGTGTTCTGACGGGTCGCGCGAGAGCGCGACCCCTACCTGGGAGAGAGAAGACATGCAGATCGGTGAACTGATTTCGTGGGGTGAGGTGCCGTCTCTGGGGCTTCCCGCGTTCGAGGACATCCTGCCCGAGAGCGGTTTCCGCCGCGAGGTGAAGATCTACAAGGTGCCGACCGAGCTGAGCGAGACCCGCTACTTCGTCTCGGTCAAGGAGGGCGCCCAGCCGGAGGAGGTGCCGCCGAGCCTGATCCGCGAGACGGACCTGCTCGTGCACTTCACCCTCGACGCCTCCGGCCAGGCCCAGCTGATCTACGGGCATCCGGCTGTTCGCGCCGCCTGACCGTGGCGCAGCACCTAGAAGGCCTGAGGATACTGGCCAAGCTGGAGGAGCTCGACGCCTACTCCCACCAGGTGGCGCTCCAGTTCCCCAAGTACGAGCGCCACGTCCTCTCGGCCGAGATCCGGTCGACCTTGAACCGCGTGCTCCATCTGACGGTGCAGGCGGCCAAGCGGTACCACAAGAAGACCACGCTCCAGGACCTCGACATCGAGGTCGAGTTCCTGCGGGCGCTGGTCAGGAAGGCAAGAAGATTGGGGTACATCACCCCGAACCGTTACGAGGTCTGGTCCCGCCATATTGATGAAATCGGCCGCATGGTCGGTGGCTGGATCAGGTCCGTATCGGGCGACAGCCGGTAACGGCGGCAACTGGAGCAACGGGTCGAACGCGGGCCTCTTCAACCTGAACCTGAACAACGCCCCGTCGAACTCGAACACGAACATCGGTGGCCGCCTCGCGAACGAACAAGGCCAGAAGTCGGTGTCCGACAGGGCACCTTCCAGTGCTGTTACTTCGGGGCTGTTGTCCGCTCCCCGATGGGGAGGAAGATCAACAGGCCGGCGCGGCTAGTAGGGCTCAGGCCCGAATGTGGCGCCGGCCTCCACTTTGAGCAGAGGAGAATGTGCAGTGCCCAAGTCGGCGGGTGGCTTATGGGACAGCGTGACGGCCTTCGAGAACCTCTACGGCGCCTACCTGGCGGCCCGCAAGGGCAAGAGGTACAGCGACGAGGTCCTGGAGTTCGGCTTCGGCCTGGAGGAGAAGCTCTTCGACCTTCAGGGCCAAATGGTCAACGGCGTGTGGCGGCCGGGCCGGCCGCGGGAGTTCATGGTGCGCGATCCGAAGCCTCGGCTGATCAGCGCGCCGCCCTTCGCCGACCGGGTGGTGCACCATGCCGTGGTCCGCGTCATCGAGCCCGTCCTTGAACGTCGCTTCATCTTCGACAGCTACGCCTGCCGCAAGGGTCGGGGCGTCCACACGGCCGTCGACCGCCTCCAGCGGCACCTGCGTGAGGCCAGCTGCGAGGGCGGCAAGGTGTGGGTCCTGAAGGCCGACATCAGCAAGTACTTCGCCAGCATCAACCACGGCCGCCTGATGGCCATCCTGGGCCGGTCGATCTCCGACAAGAAGGTGCTGTGGCTGTGCCGGACGAACCTCAAGGGCTACGGCTTCGACGAGGGTGTCGGCATCCCGGTCGGGGCACTGACCAGCCAGCTCTTCGCCAACATCTACCTCGACCAGCTGGACCACTGGATCAAGGACGAGCTCGGCATCAAGCGCTACGTCCGCTACATGGACGACTTCGTGATCGTGGGGCACTCCAAGGCCGACCTGTGGGCGCTCTACGACGCCATCGCCGACTTCCTCGCCACCAAGCTCGCCCTGCGCCTGAACCGCAAGACGACGGTCCTGCCGGCGTCTGGCGGCATCGACTTCTGCGGCTACCGGACCTGGACCACGCACCTCCTGCCGCGCAAGCGCAACGTCAAGAAAGCCCGCGCCACCTTCCGTGAGCTGGCGGCCCTCTACCGGCGCGGCGAGGTCTCCTACGACCAGATCAGACCCTTCGTGGCCAGCTTCCTCGGCTACATGAAGCACTGCAGCTCCAGGCGCACCGTGGAGGCCATTCTGGAGGACTTCGTCCTCACCCCGCCGCCGGTGCGAGCGCCCCTCCCAGAGGGGTTCCAGGTGGCGGCATAA